GTGTGGCCGCCCAGTTGCTGTCGACTCGATACAGTTTGCTGCCTGAGACGGCGTACATGTAGTCGCCATACGACCACAACCCCCGAATAGGACCGGTGCCTACGATGCCAAGCTTGCGCAAGCCTGGCGCTCGGTTCAAGTACGCAGGCTCCATACCTTCTGGCGCCGGTGTGGCTTCAGGGTACAAGTTCACCATCCGTGAATCCGCCGCGTTGACGCTGCGGGCTACGTAGGATTGACCGAGAATAGGTGTTTTCATTTCATACCGCCGTATCGGTACACCAGACCGCGTTGTATCGCTTCTATTTGCGCGGGCGTCATGGTGCCAGGTGTGTGTGGGTCACGGCCAGTTACGCTCATATAATCTTCCATCCAAGCAGTTGGATGGCTAGTAGATTTAACGCTTTTTCCTTGCGGCGTAGTGCTGCCCCAATGTTGCATTTCCCTATCAAATTCGTAATCTTGCGGGCGCATTCCAGATTTCCACGCTGCGCGGTAATTGTACTCGGGGGAGTCTAAATTTGGGGCTTCACCAAACTTTTTTATGAATTGTGCGTACCAAGGTGTTTGCCGGATACCTTTCTGAAATGCTTTTTCGTCGGCAGCAGTCCAAGTACCTAACTCCGCTTCAGGCGCAATAGAATAATCTGGCGTAAGGCGCAAACCTTGAGCCAGTTTATTCTTGCTTGGTGGCGCTAAAGCGTTAGGCATATTTATGCTCCCCCCAACTTACGGAAGCCTTTGCCCGTAGACCACAGCCAATCACCTAGCCGAGCAGCTAACTGAGCAGGAAAAAACTTGTCGTGCGCGGGCGAATACATGCGCTTAGTGCGCACGTTAACTTCAACCCAACGAGAACGAAAAGTAAATTCCATCAATAATTCCCCGCGTAAATATTAAAGCGTTGACGAGTAGCAACCAGCGAATACGGCAGGGACATCACGTCGTCAGGATTGTTGATGCGCTTTAGGTTGCGTTTGGACGTCATGGCAATACGTTGCACCTGCGGCATAGGCTCGACGCCAAACTCGTTGGCAATTTCCATTGCCAAGTTGTACTTAAATGCTCGCAAATAGCCCGGCGGAAACGACAACACGGTGTTTAGCGTGGCCGGTTTAGTTAACTGCTGCACCGACACAAAGTGCCATTCCAGAAGCCGTGTAGGTTTGGGGTAGATCGTCATGGTGATGTCTGGGAACGTGTTGTTCACAAACATGACCTGCGGGTAGGTGCTAGTGACCGTTTTGACCGCAATGCCGTCGTACTGCTGCTGGTTAATTAGCTTGACGCCATACGACACGTTGGTGCCGGGATCGCGAAAATAAGTCGCATCGTCAATCAAAATGGGGCGATTGCCAACAAAGTCACCGCTGGGGCCGAGCGTTTGCGTAATTTCGCCAGCCGGCCAGTTAAAAATCTGGTCTTCAGTGGAAAATACAGATAAACGCTCAGTGTTCCACGAATCAATCATCTGATTCATGGCGGACAGCGCGTCTTGGGCGGCCTGCGGAGATGGTTCTTCACCTTCAGCCAGCTGGCCAATGAGCCGAAGCGACGCTTTGATCTGGTCGAAGGCGGTTGCCATTTACACTCCTTTAAGCTGCCGCCTCTACAGGAGGACGGCCACGACGACGTTTAACTTCCAGTTCATTGGCTGGTGCCGCCGCTTCAGGAGCTGAAGGCGTATCGGGATTATACCGAAGCCAACCATTTTGTTCATCAAATTCGGCTTCCATTTCCATCGTAGCGACTTTGGTGCCGTGAACCGGGTGTTGTAAATATATAGGCATAAGAGAACGGGGCCGAAGCCCCGCCTTAGTTAAGCAACAACTGCAAATTGCCACTTGGTGCCGTCAGACACAAACAGCTTGCCAGCGCCTGTTGCGTTGCTGGTAGTGCCGATTGAACCTTTGGGCGCGGAAGTGGTGGTGGAGTTTGCCGTAATTGCCGTAGTTAAAAAGTACAAACCTGCGGTGGCATTAGCAACGACGGCGGTTGTGGTAGCCGTAGAGGTAATGGTTGGGGCAGTAATTGCACCTGTAACTGACACACTTTCAAACTCAGGGTCAGCGTAGCTTACGCCGACGGCCTTAGTGTTAGCCATAATAAACCTCGCAAATAAAGATGCCCTGCAAAAGCAAGGCTATCTGATTAAGAAATTGCGCCGTACTGCCACTTGGTGCCGTCAGACACGAACAGCTTGCCAGCGCCTGTTGCGTTGCTGGTGATAGCCATCGAGCCTGCAGGTGAGGTGGTGGTTGTGGTATTAGCTGTAATCGCAGTGCTTAGGCCGTGAAACTCTACGCCGCCAGCAAAACGAATAATTGTGCCACCAACAGCTTTAGCTGCACTGGTGTTACCGTCGGAAAACTGATATGCGTCGCCGCCATTTGGAATTGCCATGATAAGTATCCTTAAAAAAATGTTGTTAATGGGGGGCCGAAGCCCCCACCAAGACTTAACCCCACATGCGGCAAGCCATTTGCGGACGGATCGTGCTATAGCCATACAGCACGTCAATACGGCAAGGCATACGGTCGTTGTTGATGTCGTACTGACGAACAACACGCAGCGAGATGCCGTTGTGTACTTGACGCGAGGCCATGTCGACGCCTTGTGGCAGCAACAGGTCGGCGGTAGCGAAAGTGATCGCATCTTTGTGGTAGATCAGGTTCTGAGCGTACTGGCTGCTGGCTGCGCCCAAGAAGGTCACAGCTTTGCCGGTAACAGGCAGAGCGGTCATGGTAGCCAGTGCGTGGCTTGACGAGTACATCGGTGCCACAGTGACAGTCCAAGTACCAGCCACAGCAGTAGCGTCAGCCAAAGCCACGAACTGGAACAGCGAGCCGGTGGACTCACGAGTCTGTGGGTTAACTGCATAGCTGTCAGCGATAGTGAACACGTCGCCAGCCTTGATGGTGGTTGTTACCGAACCCTGCTCCAGCAGAATTGTGGACGCGCCTTCAGAAGTCACGCCTGGCGTCTTAACCAGAGTGGATGCAGAAGCGTCACGCGAGCCAGTCGTGTGCTGCTTGATCGACTGAGACATGTTGACTTCTTCAAAGCCCAGAACACCGGTGCCCATCATGCCGTTTTTGAACTGGCTGGAGATGGTGTTGGTTGGGTTGAACAGACCTTTCATGCCTTCAACCAGACCAGCGTTAGCAGCTGGGTTAACAGTTGCGTAGCGTGGCGACATCACAGCTGCGTTTTCGTTCAGTTTCTGCTGGGCTTGCAGCAAAACGAGCGAAGTCGAAGGCGTGGTGCCGGGGGTGCCGACCGAGTTACCAACGGTCTGATAGGCGTTAGCAACATCAGCGTCGATCGAAGAGGCCAGCTGAGAAATACGCGGCTTTAGAACACGCTCAGCGAAGTCATCCAACTGCATGGTGAGTTCGGCGGAGGTGAAGTTCACACCAATGTGCTTCTGCGAAGCAACAGTCAGGGTGGTGAACTGCTCGTTGTCGTCCTGAACTTGCAGGGCGGCACCGTCGGTTACCAGAGCGCGATCCGGCAGGCGGATACGCAGTGTGGAACCAATTTTGGCGCCTTCAACGGCGAAAGAGTCGTCATATTGACGGTTAACGTTACGGGTGAGTACCAGGTTGTTCTCAAGGATTTCAAGAGCCTTCCGGGTAATCATGTCGATGGTAAGAATCGAGTTTGCCATGATTTATTTCCTAAAAAAAGTTAGCGGTTACGTTGAGCTTCCCACTTTTTGATTTGACGCTGGCGCTCTGCCTCAATCCACTCTGACGTACTCATGTTCTTGATAGAACGAGGGTCAGTTGTGTCATAAGACGGTGAGCCAGAGCCACGGCCACTAATAGGCGCTATCGGTGGTGGGGCGCTAGTTGTCTTTCTTAAGACCGGCTCTGAAGCAATTTTAGCTTCTAGTTTGCCAATCTCTTTAGCCTGCAAAATAGGCGACAGACGCGAAATCCGACTGGCTTCATTTGGGTGCGACCCCAAGTAATACGCCAGATCCGGGCCAATCTCAGATGCCTGAATAGTTTCCGCCATCGCAGTCGTGATCGGCAGTGCGGGGTTGTATGCGACTTGCTCGAAGTCCTCATACTTAGTCCGCGCGTCCTCTTCACGATCTTGATACGCTTCAAGCATACTCATGCGTTCACGATCAGCTTCACGCTTGGCCAACAGCTCTTCCGCTTTCCGTATTGCCAATGCATCAGCATACGCGTCAACGGAGTCAAACTGCTCGACCGGCGGGAGTTCGGCAGGAGCGGCAGGCGCTTCTTGCGCTCGACGTGCCTGTTCTCTTTCCCACTTACGCTGTTCTCTTGCAAGCCTTTTGCCAATGGCAGCGTCTAGTTCTTCTTGTGTGAAGACTTTAGCTGGCTTTGACTCTTCATTCTCCGGCGCATGTGTTTCTTCAGCTACAGGCTCTGCCGTCGGTGCCTGTTCTGGCGCGGGTGCTTCCGCTAACTCGTTTTGTACTTCGTCAGACATTGTCGATTCCTAAAGAATCCCAGGTGTGCCGCACCTGTGCGGTATTTCGACTTACTCGTAAATAACTGTTGCGGTTACTGTACCACCGATAACGACATAAATGCCATTTTTAGCATACGCGCCATCAAGCGGCAACAGATAGGACGTTGCCCCTGTGGGGGTGAACGTGCCCAAAATAATGTTGGTGGTAGTTGCTGCTGCAGAGTCATAAACGGTGATTGTCGGGTTGCTGGAGGCTGCGCTGACAAAAATACCCTTGAGCTTGCCAGCAGCAGGTTTAATGTTGGCCGTAGCCGTGATGTAGGTGTAATTTGCCATGATCTACCTTACGCAAGAAATTTTAATTTGTACAGCGTTGACATATACAGCGCTTCAATCTCATCAATAATGTTGTGGATTGCGGTGCAGTCCTTATCGACAACCTTATGACGCGCAGAATGTATTTCAGCCAATTGGTCTTCTAAAAACTCAATGATATTGCCCTGCTTTTTGGCAGACTGCAATGCGATAGGGCCAATCAGGCCGTACTTGCCTTGGTAGGCTTCGGCAAACTTGTCGGCCAAATCAACAATACCGTCGTAAAACTTTTGCAACGCCTTGTGTTTGGCGTAACTGCGGGTATTCAGATGCACTGAATGGGCCACATCACGGCCTAAAAACAGCGTGCCTACAAAATCAGCTGCGTTCATAGCTGGGGTTCCTCGGGCGGTATATTCATCATTTCTGGCGGCATTTGGGCCGATTCAGGTGGAATCATACCCATTTCAGGTGGCATTTGCTGCATTTCTTGCGGCATTCCACCCATTTCAGGTGGCATTTCGCCCATTTCACCCATCAATTCTTGGCCTTGTTGCTCCATTACCAAGTCGCCCGTAGTCATGACGTCGCGCAGTGTTTGCATGACGACTTCTTGCACTTGCTCTGGATTCATGGCGCCAGATACGGCAGTCAGGCGCTGTGTCTCGGCCTGATACGCCTTAATTTCGGCCTCAAACGCCTTGCGCTCCAAGTCCTGAACTTCAACCGACTTGCCAACATTTTGCAGCATCTGCTGGAGCTGATCCAGCTCTTGCCCCATCGCCTCCATCTGCATCTTGGCCTGCTGCATTTCAGGCGAATCGTCGGTATCGGCCATAATTTTCGGGTCGATAATTTTGGCAAACCGATCCGCCATCTCCTGCGCGCCTGGCCAGTCCATGTTCTTAATGAACAGATCGCCAGCGACTTGCCAGAGCTGCGGGTTGGATTGCAGAATCATGCCCATCGCATCCAGTGCCTCCTGACGCTTAGTCATGTAGGACGGGCCGGTGGTGACCACCACGTCGTACTTACCGACGCCGGGGTTGTAGATTTTGTCGATGACGATATTGTTCTCGTCTCGAATTTCTTTGACTGGCTCTTGCTGGGTCGGATCGAGTTTGACCATCTCAGTGTCGCCGTCCAAACCAATGATGCGAGCCACACGCTGGGTGTCGTAAATCTTCGGAATCAGACCAACGAGCTGACGAGTGACATGCCGGACAGCCCGCGCCAGATTATCGACGTAATGATAAGTGCCAGTGTCAGACTGACGCTCGCGCGCCAGAATCGCCTTGCCCGAACGCTCATTA